TTGAGGGTCACGCCGTGCACGGCGTCCATGCCCAGGCAGACGGCGTAGACGTCGGTGCCGCAGACCGCTGCGTCGCGCACCTCCTCGATGCGGATGCCGTTCCAGGAGGCCACCTGGTGGCCCGCCTCGTCGGCGGTGGTGGTGCCGAGGCCGAGGGCGCGGCAGACCGCGTTGATCTTGACCTTGGTGGCGCTGGAGACCAGGAGCAGGTCGGGCTGACGCATGAGGCTGGAGAGCATGCCGTCGAGGTCCTCGGCGAAGGCCAGGGCGGAGGCCTGGGTCACCGTGGAGATGTCGGCGGCGGCGGTCTTCTCGGTGGCGCCGCCGGCGAGGAGCTTGGCCATGCCCTCGAAGCCGAGCACGGCAGGGTCGCTGCCTGCCGCGGCCTTGGGGGCGCCGTTGATGAACTCCTTGGTGAAGGCGCGGACGATGGCGCACTTGGACTCGGTCAGGTACTGCTCGTAGAGGTCGGGGGCCGCGGCCTGGGCGACGCGGTCCATGGACCACTTGTCGGACAGGATGGCGAGCGTGGTGGTCACGCGCTCGAAGGTGAGGTCGGATGCCGCGGGCTCGGCGTTGAGCTCGCGGAATGCGGCGGTGAGGCCGCCGGTGACGCGCTTGTAGCCGTAGACGAGGGTCGAGCCCCCCGCCTCCACGCAGTTGTCGAACTGCAGGGAGTCCAGGAGTGCCGAGTCGGTGATCACCTCGTTCACGAACCCCTGCACGAGCTTGTCGTCGGCGTTCTTCGCCAGCTCAGCCAGTGTGATCATGGTTTCCTACTTTCGGTAGTCGCTCACTGCCTCGTGGATGCTGCGGGCGGGCCCGGCGCCGGCGGCGCCCACGGGGCGCCCGGTGCCCTTGGCCTGGGCCCTGAAGAGGTAGGGCTTGGCCGCCTTGAGCGAGGCCACGTCTCCGTCGAAGGAGGCCAGCGCCGCCCGCCCCAGTTCGGGGTCCAAGCAGCCGGCCGCCGCAAGCGCCGCGTTGGCGCGCTCGGCCTCGGCCTCGGCGCGGCTCTCGGCGAGCTCGCGCTCGAGCGCCGCCACCCGCTCCTCGACGGTCTTGGCCTGGCCGTCGCGCTCGGCGAGCCTCGCGCGCAGCTCCGCCACGGTCTTCTGGGCGCGGCGGTAGTCCGCCTCCAGCTTGTGGTCGCTCGCGGCCGCCTCCGCCGCCTTGGGGTCCTGGGGTTTCGCGCCCTCGCCCGCGGCGGCCTCCTGGGCTGCCTCACCCTGCGCCTGCGGCTCCTGGGGCCTCGTGCCCTCCCCGGCCTTGGGGTCCTGGGGCTTCGCGCCCTCGCCCGCGGCTGCGGCGATCGGGTTGTCTCCGGCCATGCTCCCTCCCGTCCACGATGGGGCGGGGCCTTCCCCCGCCGTCGCCATGCAGTGTCGGGGCGCGGTAACGGGGCGCACGGGAAGGGGCCCCTCGCGGGGCCCTCGGTTCGGCTCGGTTGTGGTTGCGGAGCTAGAGGCCGGCGGCCCCGGCCACGTCGGCGATTCCGCTGGCGGCCTGCGCCGCTCTCCTCATAAGGGAGTTCTCCTCGAGGAACTGGATGCCCTTGAGCGTTATGCGCGGGTCTATGGGGACCACCGTGGGGCCGCGCCTGTCCACGAAGTGGCGCACCTCGACGCCCGCGACGAGCCCCTCCTCCACGGCCATGGCCACGATGTCGTCGGCCCTGGCGTCGCCCATGCGGTCGCCCATGGAGCAGAGGAATGCCCTGCCGTCGAACTCCTCGTCCCCCACGCCGTCGGCGAGCCCCTTGAGGATGCGGTAGATGTCCCTGCTCTCCGGCCTCATTGCACGACCTCCCATTTCTCTATCTCGTCGAGCCGTATTCCGTAGGCGTGCTCGTCGTTGACGAGGTACGCGAAGTCGTAGCTGTCGGATTCCGGCGTGAAGCCGCCAACGATCACCTGCCCGTCCGTGAACGTGATGCGCAGCCTCTTCCCGGCAAGCCCCCACGCCTCCCTGATGTCCATCACTCTGCCCTCCTCGGCACGCCGTGCACGCCGCGCTTGCTGTAATGAATTGTAATACTGCCGGTGGGGGTCTCGGTGCCGTCGACATCCACCACAAACCCGATGCCGCGGCCGATGTCGACCAGCTCCCTCCCGGTCCACCTCCCGTCACGGCCTATCAGCGGCTCCCCGGTCCCCACGGCCCGCTCGACCATGCGGCAGACCTCCTCGGGGGTACCGGTGAAGTAACTTTGGGACGGGTAGGCCGCCGCACCCGTCTTCATCGCCTTGGCCTCCAGGGACCGGCGCTTGTCCTCGAACTCCTTGGTGCCCGGCACGTGCTTGTTCTGGGCAGCCTCGTGGACATGCGCCTTACCGGCCGCCTTGAGCTCGGCTATCTGCCTTTTGGCCCGCTGCTCGGGGGTCTCCCTGAGCGCCCTCGGCTGCTCCCTGACCCCGTAGGCCCGCTCCAGGTCGTAGCGGCGAGGAAGCCCGTTCGCCTTGCACCACGCCCTGACCTCGGCCTGGGCCCGGCCGAGCCTGGCCCGGTCCGCGGCCATGTCGAGGCCGGACTCCTGGCCCATGGCCACCCGGCGCTTGTACTTGCGCACCCGGCGCTCCAGCTCCCGCTGGCGCTGCAGGGCGGCGTAGCGCTCGTCGCTGGTCTGGCCGAAGGCGTCCTCCTCGGCCTCGAACCGCGTGTCCGGGAGCCTCGTGCCGCCCGGCGAGTAGGGGTGGAAGGTGTGGCGGCAGTTGGCGCCGCAGAGGCCGGCCACGCCGCCGTAGCCCGTGGCCTCGGCGAGGCCGGGGTACCGGACGCCGCCCACCGTCACCGGGCCGTGGAGCCCGTAGGCCTTCCCCTGCCACGCGGCATGGGACGGGCGGGCCCCGTAGTGGGCGCTCGTGAAGACGAGGGCCACGCCGTGCTCGTCGCAGCGCTGGACCAGCAGGCGCGCCCTCGCCTGTGAGGCCTGGGTGACCATGTGGCGGCGGGTGGCGGCGTCGACGGACGTGCGCCGGCGGCTGGCGTAGTCCACGGTCTCCAGGCCCTTGTCGGCGAGCGCCCTCACGGCGTCCTCCATGACGGCGCGGCGCGAGTCGCCCTGGAGCGTCCGGGCCACGGCCTTCCCGGCCACCCGGTACCAGAGCCGCGCCAGGTCGTCGGCCATGGCCACGTTCTGGCGTCGGATTATCTGCTCGACCCCGGCCTTGGCCCCGGCCGAGATCTCGGCGGCCACGCCGGGCCTCCCGGCCCCCATCTCGGCGTCGAGCGCCTCCTCCTCGGCCGCCAGGGCCTCGGCCAGGGCGGCCGACGCCTCGCGCTCCACGGACGGTCCCGCCTCGGCCAGCACGGCCGACAGCGCCTGGGGGCACAGCCTCGCCAGCACCGCGTAGCGGTCCGGCTCCGCCACGCCCTCGGCCAGCATCCGCAGGGCCTCGGAGGTGAGGCGCGCCGCCAGCTCGGACTCGGCGCCGGACACCAGGCGGTCGGCCACGTACTCGAAGAACCCGGGCTTGGCCACGGCCTACCCCAGGTCCGGCAGGCCGGCGGCCGCGTCGCCGGTGAAGGCCCGGGCCTCGGCCTCGTCCATGCCGTAGTACCTGGCCGGGTAGAGCCAGGCGGGGCAGAGGCCCCGGGCGATGTCGTCCTTCATCGTCGCCCGCTCGGCCTCGGTGTCGGTCACCACCGAGTCGTCCCACGTCACGGAGGGGTGGGGGACCTCTGCCAGGGGGCGGCCGTTCAGGGCCTCCTCGGTGGCGTAGGCGGCCCGCACCACGGAGGTCAGGGCGGCCTCGATGGCGTTCTCGTGGCGGCGCACGTTGCGCATGAGTGCGGCGTTGTCGCTCACCACCTCGGTGGCCGTCTTGAGGCCGCTGGCCCGGTCGAAGGAGAAGTAGTCCTGGCCGAACCCGGCCTTGAGGCCGAGGGTGGACAGGGCGCAGTCCAGGGAGGCCACCATGTCGCCCACGTGGGTGTCGGGGTTGTACACGGACACCGGCGCCCCCTCGACGCTGCGCACGGCCCGGAAGATGACGTGGTCCACCGTGGCCCGGCCCAAGGGCGTCCCGGTCTCCGGGTCGCGGGCCAGGGCGGCCTCGTCCACGAAGACGCGGGGCAGGCTCACGCGCACCTGCCAGTAGAGCTGGTTGTAGCTCTCGTCCACCACCCGCACGGCGTCCAGGGCGCTGTCGAAGCAGGACACGCCGGCCTGGGAGTAGGCGCTGTAGGGGTTGGAGCGGCTGGGGCGCACGATCGCGTAGGTGGGCAGTGGCTGCCCGGTGTCCACGTCGGCGGCCACCTCGTCGCTGGCCACCTCCCGGTGGCCGTCCACGGTGAACAGCCGGGTCCGGACGCGGTAGTGGCCGGTGTCCGGGTCCGGGGCGTGGACCTGCAGGCGGTCCAGGGGGCGCCCCCCGACGGACACCCGGGCAAGGGTGGCCACGCCCTCGCCCTCCAGCGGGACCGTGGCCCACGCCGGGTGGCGCTCCAGCGACGTGGCGGGCGAGCCCCCGAGGCCGTCCACGGCCACCGTCCACGCGCCGCAGCCCAGGGCGAAGGCCTGGGCCACGAAGTCGGCGTTGTCGTCCACCCAGTCCGGCATGGCCCGGCCTATCCACGCGGCCATGCCGGGGTCGTCGGCCCGCAGCTCGGTGCCGTCGGTCATGATCAGGGCCGGCCACTC